ATCCAATCAATCAACGGATAAATGTAAGGTTTCGATTTGTCGTTACTATTTACCACGTTATTGAGAGTCCATGTAATAGATTCATCACCGTATAATTGTCCTACCGTAGTATCGCCTAATAATGTATTTAAATCACTATTGCCAGAAGTAATTGACAAGTTGTAATATCCGTTTTCGAAACTAGAAATTACAGCCGTTCCATTTGATACAATTTCAACTCCATTCTCAATATATGTAGCGCTTAATTTTCTATATGGTATTTTTGTAGCGCTATTGATTAAATGTGAAAGCTCCAAAGCTATCTTGTTATTTTGTGTAATCGGTACTTTTATTGTGTTTGAAAACGAGCTATTTCTATTCTGTAATTCACCAATATTATTAGCACTAAAAGATATTCCAATAGGTGTGCTATCCGATAGTTCTAATAACTTATCATTTATATACAGCTCTCTCATCGTACTTGAATATTGATATTAGGTAAATCAATCTGAATTTCAAATACATTTCTTATCTGCGAAGATTGGTACAGTTTAAACGATCCTTTATTTACCCTTACATTTAACCATTTAGCGCCTTCTGATTCCCATGTTTCTGGATTGCTCAACATTTCAACTGCAGGAGAATACAATATAGTTTTTAAACCTTCGATATCTTCAGCGTCAATTAAAGAATTTACAATTATAACGTTATTCGCATTATTTGTAAGTTCAAATACATCTCCCCTAGAATTTTCTAGTAATTGATTTGTAACCTTAAACGAACCTCCTTCCGAAGTATCTAATTGTTTAACGTTTACTTTATTAAAAAGCCAGTGTTCACGACCTCCCAAAGTATTCATCCATGATAAAAACACTGGATAACCTACGCATTCCCTATATACTTTTATTGTTTTTACTTCTGTAATTATAGCAGGCATATTTAATATTTTTATTCGCGATTATAAGGACCTCTAAAAACAAAAGGCATAGTAACTGGCGAGAAAATTTCGAAAGGTAAAAATACTGATTCAGAATATTCTTCATCCCAGTGTACAGGACTCCATGTGGTTACGGTGTTAGATTCTAACCATACATCGATAGTATTAACACTTGAAGTATAACCTTGCTTCAACATTAATCTATTTGAATAACCCCTAGAATTCATGTTTAATAAATCCGTTGTACTTGCTATTTGAGTGCCGTTTAAATTCTTTGTAACTTCTCTTTTACGTATTTCTATATTTTCTAAATTGTCAGAGTAGATGAAATTCAAAGAGAATGGATAGCCTACAAAATAAGTAGGTTTTTTAAAAACGCTTTGAAACTTTGCTTTGTCGGTTCTTGTGTTGTCAATCGTAGGTACATAAGTAGCCATATTTTCGCTGTATGATTCCTGTACTTGTTTTGTTGCATTGACCCAATAGAATAGATTTACATTTGATAAAAGAGTAAATGGATTAGTTTCTTTACCATCAAATACTTCCCTCCATGTAATATTAAACTGGCTCCCCTCTCCGATTTGTTTTTGATTTAAAACGTCATACTTAAAATCATTCTTGAAGATACATTTCGTTTGTAACCATTCCTGTACATTTACTTTTATTTCTCCTTTGTCGTTATCAGTTACTTTAGTTGTACCTATGAATTCAAAGGTGTTAGTAGCGTCTACAGCATAGATATTTACCTCTAAATAATAGCTTGAATAAGAGTCTTTTAATAATAAAAAACCACCATTTAAAGTATTGTTTGAAATCTTTTCAATCACTAAAACTTTAGATTTTATTGTTATAACCTTTGCAGTGTATTTCACGCCATTAACTATATATGTAATGTTTTGATTTACTTTTAAAACTGTTGGAAGTAATCCGTCAAAATATAAGTCAGTGCATGGGTTAAATTTTAAGTTAGCAAAGTAGTTTGAAGGAATAGCTTTTATAACTTTAAAATCTTGACGCTGAAATTCAAAAGTAATAGATTGATGGACAGCATTCCACTTACTTTTTTTAGTCTTAATATCCCTTTGCGGTTGCTTAATTACTACTACTGACATTCGTTACTATGTTTTCTATTGATACGTAATATTGATTTGCTAGTAAATTTAACAAATAATTTATTCTTTGAGGTGTCAAAATAGGGTCAAAGATATTATTGCCACCACCACGTTGCCAAAGCAAGGTCCCGTTAACGTGAATTGATTTAGAAATAGCCCAACTTAATTGCTCTTTTGTAGGTATTATTCCGTTCTTTTTTGCTTTTGGTGTAATGCCTTTTTCATCAATCCATTTACGAATAATTTGCTGTAATGTTGGACTTCCTGTTCTTGCATTTGCTGAGGTTGGTTTACGACCATCGATTAAAACTCTTATAAATGGACTAGCTGAAATTGTTAACGTATCGTCGGTATATTCCGACTCAATAGAACTAGCAAACCTACCGCTAACTTTTTGAAGTTCCGGAATAATCGTATCGGTAAATTGCTTAAATATTTCTTCATTTGTCATTATTCGCAAACACTATCTTCATTAATCATTCTCAAATTAAACGGCATCATAATACCACTCATATTTGTATCGAATAAGTTTTGAACCTGTACACATTCACCAACCGTAAATTCAGTTACATAATCCGTTTTATTATCTAGTAATATTTGAAATTCACGTTGCGCATTTTCAGCTAATATATATACATCCTCTTTTTGACTTGCCGAGTCATCCAATTGTGATTTAAACAAGAACAATGCCGTGCAAATATAGTTACGTTGATAAGCTCCTGTTGAGGTTACAACTGGTTTATACTTCATAGGCATATCTAAGTAAACACATGGGAGTAATTGTTCATCTGCCATTACGTTTTGGAAGTCAGATTCAGCATGTAAAAACGTGTATGTCTTACTATTTGAATTCATTACAGATACAACATCTGCTATTAATTGTCTTATTGTCATTTTTCTTTTATTATTTCTGAATAGTTTTTCTCAAATTTACTACTTATATTCATTCTAAATAGAATTAAAAATATCAAATTGTAAGGTAATAACTCAACTTCCCTATGTGTATATTTGTAATCCTTAGCAATTAGGTCAATAGTATTAAAATCCCCTAATTGATTAAACATATCTATACCCGCTCTTTTTTGTTCTTCTGTTGTACTAGATTCAAGTGCATTATTATCACGTTCAACTATTGCGTTTATACTTTCTAATAGGTACAAATAAGCCCCGTAAACGTCTTCTATGTTATCCTGTAATATGATTTGTTCATCTATATCACTATAGACGCTTAAAATCTTTGTAGGACTATCTAAATTTGTAAACGCTTGTATCTTCTTTTCAAAGGTACACTCACCAATATCACTCGGTAATTGAACACCATTATAAAAATCTAGTTTTTCTAGTGTTTCAAATGGATTTTCCTGCAGGAACTCGATGTAAGGTACTATATCATTCAAGTCAATAAATACCTGTTCATCTATTGTCAAACCTGTCAATCGTTCTATAATTTCACTTTCACTAGCATCCTTAAAGAAGTCTATATCACTGCATTTAATATCCCTCCATGAAGTTGGAATAGTGAAGTCTTTTAGTTTAGTTTTAAATCGTATCATTTTACTTTAAAACTAAGTCGTTTTTTTTCTTTGTGTTTTCTTTTTATTGAAACTACACCATCTTTTATTAAAACATCTTCCATATTAACTAAAAAAACTTTATTAGCTAAATTATACTTGTCATTACATTCTTTCATAGTCTTATCATTCTCTTATTAATCTACTTCTAGGTGCTTTTGCTTTAGGTTTTAACTCAAAGTAATACCTCATCATTATGCTGTCCCAGTGGTCAGGTGACCGACCTATATTCGCTTTAATTACGTCCTTTGAAACTATCCCTAATCTTGTATCTTTGTCAATCTCTTTTTGTTTGACTTGCTCCATTTCTTCACTTACTAAATCTCGAATAGTACCGTTAGAATTCAATTCACCACATTCTCTATTTTGTATTTTTTTAGCCATCAAAATAGAACATTGACTTTTTAGATTTTCGTAATTTTCACCATTCAAAGCACGACTATTATTTACAAAACCTTCACATTTTAGCATGTCGACCAAACCACCACCAACTCCATCTTCATCTGCTATGGTGTAACTATTCGAGATTGAATATTTAGCTTGCAATCTTCTTGATTCGTCCCTTGCCTCGGTAATAGTGTTTTTATCAAAGGTAACAACATCGATACAAACCCATTCATTCCACACTCTGAATACTGTACTATCTTTACCTTTCCTAGCTACGTCAATAGTCAAATAATACTTACCATTTGATTTTAAATGTACCGGATTGAAATAGTCTATAATAGCGTCCATTTCAATTAATGTACTAGGATCGTCGTCGTATTCCCAGTTTCCATAATATAACCGTTCTTTTGAATTATTATCTAATTGCAATAATGATTTTAAGTAACTAGGGTGTAAATGTGGGTTATCTTGTGGTAATGCTTGTATAAATTTTCTGTATGGTTTTATCGTTCCATTTTTTGATGGTTGGTAAAACTCTTTGTAAGTCCAATTTTTAGCAGGATTAAGAGTACCTAACATCTTTGGTAGTAGATTATATTCGTTTAGTTTATATCGTATCCTAGACTTAACTATTTGCCATGCCTTATACACTAACTGGTTGCACTCATCTATAAAAGCTCCTGTTATTTCCAAAGAACCTAGACTATCATAATTGGGATCACTTGGATATAAGAATAAATCTTTTAGTATTATTTCACTTCCATTCGACCAATAGATAACATTTGATTGAGCATTGTAATTAAACTCATTCCCTATATCTAATTTACCAGCTAATTCAAAGAATGTGTTTAAAGTAGTTTCTTTTAAAGTCTTTAATTTTGATCTACCCATTAACCATCTAGTCCCTGGATAGTTTTGACACATTGAGATTAACCATAAACATCCAAACGCTGACTTACCACCTCCTGCTGCTCCACCATAAAGTACCTCTTCAGTAGTTATATCGTTTAAATAATAAGTGGCGTGTTCCTGTTTAATTAGTAGTTTCATTCGGATTTATTCCACTTCCTAAATTTATAACATTCTGTAATTTTTCACCCATAGAAGTAATATCGGTTTGTTGTTTTGGTTTACCATACATATATTCAAAGAACATTTTAATAGCCCAATCCTTACCTAAATCTATTGCTTCTGACAGCTTCATAAATGCAGACTCTTCCAAAGGGGAAAGTTTCTGAATTAGATTTTGTTCCTCTGCTTTTCCTTTTCTTCCTCCGTTAGAATGTCCTCCGTTATTTTTTCTTTTATCCATAATTGAAAAAAATTGAGTTCAATTTTCAAATATACAACAATCCCCCGAATAATAATACACGAGGGATTGAATGATTTATACTTTTTGAATTTTCCATGCTTGAACCGTTGTATAGAATACTCCTGGTTCTTTTTTAGATTCGTTTGATTTTAGATTATAATCTACTTCAACAACATCCCCTATTTGATTGTATTTTAGAATGTTATCTACTTTCTCTTGACCAAACACTTCAAAGTTACAACTTTTAATTGCTCTGCTCCCTTAAAAGCGTTCAAGTCATCAACTTTAATTTTCACTTTGTTCGGTAGAACAGCAATTACCTCACCATTTACTTTAGTTTCTTCCATTAGATTATATTTTTAATGTCTTCAATTTCTTTGACTTCAATTTCAATATGTCTTCCTTCAAATAGAATTGGAGCAGCGCGATTCATAAAAAATTGATAGACCTCTCCCGTCCTTTTCAAGTTCTTCAAAAAATCTTCAAGGTCTTTTTGAGTATTTATAAATTTAAAAAACAATTTATTCTCAAAAGTTGGACGTGTATTTATGCTATTTATATTGAAATTGGCATTCATAAAGTCGTAACCATCACTAATTACATATCCATCTTTTTGTAAGTCTGTTTTTAGTCTGACTAAATAATCTTCTTTAATTCCATTGAAGTATATTAATGGGACAAATCTATCATTATTAGGAATTGTTTTGGTTCTGTTTTTACTCCACTTTGTTTTTAGAAGCAAAACTATTTCCTTCAACAACTTAATTTCTGTTTTATGTTCAACCTCAATAATGAATATTCTGTCGTGAGGTTCAGTATTAAGAGCTGTTTTGAAAAATAGTTTATTCAGGTTCTTTAATTGCTTTTCCTTAGATACTATTTCAATATATGCAGACTTGAATATTAACTTCTTTCCATCGGCTATGATTTTATCAATTTCATTTTTTAAAACTAATTCGTCGGTAACTGGATTGTAAATGTATTCTTTTCCGTTAATTATACACGCTCCATAATGTCGAACTATGGATAGTTGGGAGTGTGATATATTAGATAGTTTCATCCTTTATAAATGTTACGTTTAAAGTTTGTCCTTTGCGGTCTTTTATTTCGTTGTATGCACATTCTAAACAAGTATCTAAATCAAATCCTAGTTGTTCCGCTAGTATGATAAGAACTACGTTAATATCTCCTAGTGCGTCAATTTGTTCTGCTTTGTTTCCTTTCAACATCGCGTTGCTTAATTCACCTACTTCCTCCACTAGCTTCATAAATTGTTTAGGTGCAAAGTCTGGATTCAATAATCCTTTTGGTTTTGCCCATTCTAAAATTTTATTTTTCATATTTTTTTAACTTTTATTTCAATTCTACCTTGTTTTAAATCTGCAATTTTTTTAAATGCTCCCTCACTTAAATCAATGTTTTTATCTTTGAAACTTCCTGTATCGTTTACTTTAACTATTACCGATTTACCATTATCTACGTTGGTAATTTTAAGTCGTGCACCTAACTTAAAATGATTGGAAGCGCATGTCATTTTATTCTTATCAAATACATCTCCAGACTTTGTAAAGTTACCATGAAACGAACCACCATACCAAGTGCAAGTAAAAGAAGTTAAGCAATAAAGACACATAATTAATAAGTATTTCATAATCCTTTTATTTTATCAATTTGTTTGTGAATGTTTTTTGTAATGTAGATATAATTATCACTTTGCTTAATATCCATTACGCTAGTTAGCTCTTCCACGTTCGCTTCGATTAACTTCATTTGCTCTTTATTCCTTTCTACAAAGATATTATCTTCAGGAAGTTGCTCTAGTATTTCTAACATGACCTGCTGGAGTACTAATACTTGTGTGACTGATTTTATTATATTCATTTTGTTATTTTTATAAAATTTTCTTTAAAAGATTCAAGGCTTAAAACTATGTCAAGTCCTTTTTGTGGTCGTACACGAATAAAACCGTTACCCATTAATAATAGGGTAACGATTGAATTGTCGCGCTTATCTATATACCTATCCATGTATTTTCTTATAATATTTTAAAAATTTATCGCAAAATTTATCTATTCCTTGCGAAGTTTCGTTTAGTTCTTCCTGTAGTTCTTCCCTTGTTATTCTCTTTATCCACATCGGACGGCTTTTAAAACGATCATCAAATGAAATAAAATCTAACCATTCCAAAGATTTATTTACCAAAAATGCCATTTGAACCTGATACTTATAATCGTTTGGTATTTTATCCTGTAGAATATATTTTACGTGAGTTTCAGTGTTCGTACATTTAATTTCGATTGCACCTTTGCGATTAGGTGTAAATCCATCTGTTGAGTAACCTATATAATCATTATCATGCGATAAACAAAAACCTAATTCCTCAATCTCTATGCCTTTTACTTCTTTGTAAATGTCCCTTGCAATAGGTTCCAGGTCTTTACCTCTTTGCATCGCTGCATTAACATAATTTACTTCTACCTCTTCCGAATCTATTTCAGCTATCATTTTATAAACGAGTGGTAAATTATCGCTTTTAAAGACTTCTTTTAATCGAGTGCCTGTAATCTTACCTAAACGTAATTTTAACCACTCTAAACTACCTTGTTCTACGTGTACCTCAATCATTTTACTTGCTGTTTAATTTTACTAATATCTATTTTTTGTAATACAGAATCTCCGCTATAATTCAAAGAATCTTTCCTGTTTAAGTTAGCTCCGAATATTGCGCCTAAATGGTCGCACGCATCCTTAACTGCTACAGTCTTGGCAATTGGTAAAGCCATCGTTACGGCTCCTTTATTTACGTTTGACATATCCATTTTTAAAGAGCCCGAATCTTTTTGAGTTTGTAATTCTTGAGCTCCTACTCCATCGTGAAACATCATTTCGCTAGTCACTGGGTGTAAATAGTGAACTCTAACAGTAACCTCAACGGCATTCATTAACATTCCTGTTTTTAAAACTTCGATTTTATAAGTCTTAAAAATCTTTTGAAGTAAGTATTCGATTTTATCAATTGGAAGATATTTGTACCCTCTAACAAATGGATGGTCTTTTACCCATGAAGCGGGTGGATTTGTATTTACAAGTGTTAAGAAAGCGTCTTTCTTTTGTGTTATTTCCACATCCGAAAATAACTCTTGTAAAGTTGGTAAGTTATTTGTTTCCATCTTCTATTAAAATATTAAATAATTCTTGCTCACTAAATTGTCCTAATAAAATATCTAGGATATCTAAACCTACAGCAATCTGCATCGGTTTTGTATTTACTTCGTAGTTTACTAAATATCCTATACGTTTTACTTTTTTAAGGACAAGCTCTCTGCTGTCATTTAAATCTGCTACTATTTTACTCATAATTTTACTAGTTTTAAAACGTTTAATTTCTCTTGAATAAATGGTGTAAGGCTTGGATATTTATCTAGTGCCTTAGTGTACATAATTTCCATTTCTTGGATGGTTAGCATTAACTCATCGTACTTTCTTGCTTTCTCTTCAGTTGTCATAATATATGTGCTTTTAAAAGTTCTATTACTAATTTTTGTCCTTTAACGAAATCACTATCGATATTTATTCCGTTAATGATTCTGTCGAAATCGTTAATTAATCTTACTAGACTTTCTAGTTTTGACTTGTCGTTTACTAATTTGCTTTCTCCTGTTGCGTAATTAGTTTTAAACTCTGCTTTTAAATTGGGACTTGGGTAACTCATAATTCAAATATTAAATTGTTTCTACAAATATAAGGTTTATTATTGTAACAATATTACATTTTTATAATATATTTTCAATTAATTTCATTATTGTATCATAACTTTCTATATCTGAATGAATTATATTACCATAAGTTATTCCTTTATTTTTTTGTAAACAGATTGCAGATGTATTTTGTTGGTTTAATTCGTCAATTCTAAACTTTTGTAATGGCTTTAAAGTATCCTTTATTTCCTTTGATTCAATAAATATTGATACTCCATTCTTAATACAATGTAAGTCAGGGATACCATTCTTGTTTGTTTTGATTAGGTTAATTACGAACCAACCATTTTTCTCAAATGTGTTTTTAATTTTCGTTTGGAATGCTGATGCCATTATATTAGTTTCTTAAATTGTGATTCTGTAAAGTTTTTTTTCTGTTTTACAACACTATGAATTTTCTCAGTTAGTGAACCTTTACCATAAATAAAATATACATCGTTTTCTTTACGTGAGATTGTGGTAAGTCTATCAATCGATTGTATGTAATTTGTACCGCTGAATCCAAAGTTATAAAAAACTAAACAATCTGCTGCACTTAAATTAATACCCATCGCAGAACTATACTGCTGGCCTATGTAGTGCTTATCGGTAGTATTAAATTCCTCGATTGATGTAGTATGGTTTGGAAACGCAAATTGTAATAAATGAAATTCCTCGATATAATAGTAAAATATCGCTAGTTTTTTACCTTTAAAATGTTCCGCTATAAACAAAGCTTTCGAATCATCTAATATCATAGAGTTATTTGATTCAAATTTAACAGTACCACTTTCTAGTTGGTGAATCTTTGACATCATTTTTGTTCCCGTATCTGCTAAAATAACTTCTTTCTTGCCCTCAACTACAAGGTCTTTTTTTAGCTTATCAATTATCTTTTTATTACAGGAATCAAAATATATTACTTTCTCGTTTACTTTACTTTCAAATCCAGCATTTTCTTGAGTAAACTTTAAAATGTATGGTTGTATAACTAAATCAATTAAATCAATCTTAGCTGCTGAATAATCGTTTACAGTCCCGTAGCTAACATATTTTAGTGTTGGCTGTGTAAACACCTTACTCCAGGCGTAGAAGTTCTTATATTGACTAAATGGACTATAAGCGCTTAAATAAAATTGATGGTACACTTGTGAATAAGATTCTGATGCCATAGTTCCTGAAAGCAATATCAATGGAATTCTTGAAAAACGTGCTTTAAATTCCTTTGCTTTATTACTTGGCTTTGGGAAGGATGCCATTCCATGTGCTTCATCTTGCACAACTACATCAAAATCATTATCCTTAATCTTAGAAAGTGATTCGTTATTGATAACAACTAGGTCAAATGTATATCCAAAGTCATTATAATCGTTTTGAATAGAAGTAATAGCTTTCTTTTTAGTTAGAAATAATACTTTCTTTGCTCCGTATAGTCTACACGTTTCTAATGCTGTTGCTGTCTTGCCAGTTCTGACAGAGAAATTTAAATACACTATCTTTTTTTCTCGTAGTATATCAACTGCTTTATTGGATAGGTCAAGCTGGTAATCTCTTAAAATCTTCATGCTATTTTTTTATAAATGAGAATATGTGTTCAATTATTGGAAGTGTCCAACCATCGCCAAGTAGACTACCAGCTTTTCTATCACTTAATATATCACAATAATTATCAGAAAAACCTTGTAAACGGCACATCTCTATTTTATTTACCAATCTTACATACTCACCTGTATAAGCATATAGGTTATTATTTGATTCCATTAAACAAGGTGATTTTCCTTTAGTAACTCTGCCTCTTCTTGTTGTGCTTGTAGGAAAACTTAAATCTAAACAATCATTTTCGGTTACTATATCATAACCTTTATTCGTTTTTTTCATATACTAAAATAACCATTGAGGGAGGTCTTTTTAATAGCATTTTTTGCCAATTATTAAAGTCTTTTACTTTATGCCTACCTACTTTTTCAATCAATCCTTCTGTTAAACAATTTGATTTGTTTCTTTCAGTTGTTCCACTCGTCAATATATCCTTAAACATTATACCTCTATCTTTGGGCTGTGGTATATCTGTAACTAAATCAAACATAGTTTCCTTAGTTCTTATATTACTCCAATAATATCTATCACGTAATTGTGCTACAACTAATTTTGAATTGATACGTACAGGATAAACACCTAAAGCTCTCGACATAATGCCTACATCTAATTTACTTGCACTACCTACATTTTCTTGTAGGAATAATACATTAGGATTAAGTGACTTGATATGATTTAATATGTCTACAAATGTAAAAAACAAACTAGACTTCTTACCATTTATTCCAGCACGTTTACCTGCTGCACTTAAATCTTGACAAGGTGATCCGCTTAATATCAAATCAATGCTTTTCCAATCAATATCCCATTCTTTCCACTTAGTCACATCCCCAACTTGAATAGTGTCAGGGAAATGGTGTTGTGTCAATTCTATAGCATAAGGCTTTATTTCACTTGAATAATATTTATTTACTTTTATTCCGACATTTTCTAAGGCTTGTCTACCTGTATTCATTCCGTTAAATAGGCTAACTACGTTCATATTTTTTAATTAAATAATTTAAATGTCTTTTAACGCTTTCTAAGTCTTTTAAAACAAAATTAAGCTTTCCTATTGACTCCAACCTTTCAGGATATTTATCTATAATTTCTTGCATTGAATTGCTTACTTTATAAATTTCTGCATCTATTATTATATTACTTAGCTTTCCATCCATTCTTTTGCTTCTATTTTAGTGTCGTACATAATTATATCCTTTCTAATCAATCCAAGTCTAAATATTGATTCTTGTAAACTATATATTAAATCTATTCTATTTGGATGATTTTCTTTTATCCATTCAATTGAATCTCTATATTTAGCTATTATAGAGTCTATCTTTTTAATTGCTATTATGCTATCTATTGTCATAATCCTTGTAATTGTGGTGAATCCCATATATCCTTTTGCTCTTCATTATTATAACTTTTACTAGCTTCAAACATGATCTTTGTAATACCTCCAGCTGTTGTTGTGTGGTATTTAATTCCGTAGTGTTTAGCATAGGACTTCAAACCAATGGTTAAGCTATTTTGTTTATACCACTTTCTTAATTCAGGATAAGCGTTTAAAAAGTTATCATAGATGGTTTTTACATTTACCCATTCGTTGTTTGGAATGGAAGGTATAAAGGTATGTAATTCAGCGCTTATTTTATCAATTAGCTTTCTAATCTCTAAATTCTTTGTATTACTTCGAACCAATCCGTGATTTAAATATTTACGTAAACATTCCATCATGTAATTATCAAACCTTGCCCACTCTTCATTATCCCAATCGTTAAATAATTTATTACCAAAAAACATTTCAGGAGTGTAATCTGCATTAAAAAACGTTGACATTTCAACTTCAAACTTCCTAGCTTCATGACTACCGCCATCACCTTTGATAGTGTAGTTAGTTGTAATTATAATCTTTGGGGATTCCTCAACACTTAAACGGATAGCATCCTTGCCTTTATATTCTATACAAATACCCTCCGTAATTACACTGAATAATGATTCAAAGCTAAAATTCCTTTCAACGTCGTCAAATACCAATATTTGGCAGTCAGTAGATACATTTTGATAAGGAAATGATTTATTAAAAGTAAACGTTTTTCCATCCAAAGACTGCACATTTTTAATTTGTTTTAAGGCATTCCAAATTAATCCCTTACCACTTCTTCCGTTTGGATTGTCGCTTATCATTTCATCGTTAAATATGATAGCTCTATTGTTTGAATTAGTCTTATATGAATGAAGTAAGTAACCTAAAACAGATTGCAAAGTGTTGTAACGTTCTACATCTTCACCGCTTACTTTCCAAACAAAAGTTCTAAATTGTGATTGGTGATGGTCTGCTTCAATAAAATCCCTATCTATAACTTGTTTCTTCCAAATAGAAATATTTACATCTTTATAATCTATTATTTTACGTTCGTTTTTTGTAATGTTTACGATGCAATTATTGTAAAAAAAGTAAGCATTATCTTTATCGTCTTTCATTACTTGAATTTCTTTTGTAGAAATCATAGAAAGAAAGTCCCGTTTGAAATACTTAAGGTTGCCACTCATTAAATTGTAAACGCCTATACCTAAATCGTTATCTTCAACATAATTTAAAATAAAGTCTTTTAAATCGGTTTCATCTTTAATCTCTAAAAATATCCCATTCTTTTTTATAATGTTAAACGTACTATTTGCATTTGGTTTGTTTTTAAAATAGTCATGTTTTTCTAAAAACTTTTTAAAAAGGTAGTTATTAAGGTCAATTTTCCCGTTCTGGTTTACGGACCAAAACGGCATTAAATTATTATCATTCATGGAATAATTACAAAAATACTAAAATAAAGTTTCTTGTTTAGCAACTTTTTTAAATCTTTTATCAGCTAGTGATAAATTTATTTTAGCCTGTTTAAAGTAACTATCTTTTAACTCTATACCGATTGCTTTACGACCCATAGAAACAGGACTATAAACCTCGCTACCTACGCCCATAAAAGGAGTTAAAACAACTTCGTTAGGATTAGAATATAGTTCAATAATTCTATCTATAACATCTAATTGTAACGGATGCACATGTTTTTCGTCATCTTCCTCTTTACTATCTCTAAATGGTAAAACGTTATCAATTCTAATATCGTCCCAAACAGAACTAGCGTAACGTTGCCATATATAATGATTCAACTTTGTAATTTTATTATCTTCATTTATTGAGTTTAAATGTTCCCATAATTCTACTTCGTTAAAATTTGTATTATTTGCATTATTCCAAGCTCTTACAATATTTGGTAAAATTGGAACCTCACCAGCATAATGATTAATTCCGAACTCATGTGTTACGGGTACTTTGTTTTCACCTTTTTTAGTAAATACTAGTACATAGTCAGGCATTGCAGTAAAACATTTTGTAGAATCTTCAACTATAAATTTGTGCATTAAAGACTGTACCATTGTTCTCATTCTAACCTTTAAAGGCTCTTTCCAAATTGTTATACGGTTTCTATACTCAAAGCCATATTTTTGATGAAGTCTAACAATCTCATTCGGAAAGTCCCATAATCTACATGTATTGTCAAAAACATCTGTACAGTGTACTGCGGTTATACGTCCTGGTTTTGTAACTCTTGAAATCTCTTTAATTAAAAATTCATATTGTTGTAAAAATTGCTCTTTACTTTCACAATTAGAAAAATCGTTTTCACTACTTGAATAATTGTATAATCCTGCAAATGGAGGTGAATACACTGATAAATCTATTGATTCGCTTTCTAATGTAGGCATTACTAACATACAATCTGAGTTAAAAATACTATAATTGTCTGTATGTACTTGGTCTTTTACTTTGTTTTCCATGATTATAAAAATTTAGGTTTAATAATTTCTTTGTTAAATTCTTTTGTTACGTGTTCAAATGAACGATTTACATTTTCAGTTAGGTTTTTATGTAACTGGATTGCTTTTTGTGTTTTTTGTTGTAATGCTTCTAATACCCTTGTTTGACCATCGGATATAACCATATCAATAGTTACATCTTTTGTTTGTCCAAACCTCCAAAAACGCCTTATTGCTTGGTAATATTGTTCGTATGACCATGTAGGAAAAAATACAGAATGATTACAGTGTTGCCAATTTAACCCCATTGATGTCATTTTGGCTTTTGTAATTAATCTTTTAATTTCACCATTTGCAAACGCTAATAGTATTTCTTCTTTCTTATCTATACATTGACTACCTATTATTTCTACAGCATCTTTATCCATTGACTTAAGAATAGAACTTTCATTATTTGTATTACACCAATACACCGAAGTTTTACCGCTTGCTAATTCTATAGCTTTTTCGCATCTACTTTGTTCTGTTTGCTTTTGTTCGTGTCTAATTTCATTAAAGTTTTTAGCTACTATATTAAACATTTGTAATTGACCATCTATAGATATTTGATTAGTATTTTCTACTATATGCTTATTAATAATCAATTCAGGTAAATTATAACGGTCATTTGAAAAACCTAAATCGCTAGGCATCTTTGCCATAATTGACCATTGATTAACCCATGCGAAAAAATCCTTTTCAGCGTGTGGTTTTAAATAAAACTTTTCACCTATATTACGATTAGTTGAGTCTACAGCATTGTTATTTTGTTTAAAAAACTTCCCTAACATATCCATGTATCCCATATATCCCAAAGCTTCGGATGAGGTTCCAAGTTCTATAAAATCATTTGGACTAGGTGTAGCTGTACTTAAAAATCTATATGGTATTTTTTTAACAAATGTTGTAACTTCTTGTTTTATTTTACCATCGAAATTTTTTAATATAGAACTTTCATCTAATATTACGCCCTCAAACTCATTACTATTAAAGTAGTGCAATCTCTCGTAATTACATACAACTATTTTCTTTGTATGCTTGCCGTCTTTTGAATATTCAATATCATCTATGCCTAGTTTATTAGCTTCTAAAATGAACTGAAAAGCAACTGCCAAAGGTGTTAATATTAATACTTTTTTATTAGTATGGTTTACTATATTTTGAGCTAGTGATAATTGTACTAATGTTTTTCCTAAACCAGTATCTAAAAAAACCGCTGAACGACCTTTTAAAATAGCTTTCTCAATAACATGCTTTTGAAAATCAAATGCTATATCTGGAATGTAATTAGCTTTAAATCCAAAGTTACCTATTGAATGCTTTTTGTTTTCTATAAATTCTTTATAATCCATTATACTATTATTAAATTATCTACTCTATTATTAAATATGTTTTTATCTATTCTATACACTCGTTTAAATGATTCAGATATAAATTTACGTGCTACTTCGGATGCTAAAAATATATCCTTTCGTTTTGAATTGTTTTCTAGTGTCAAAGTTACCTTAGATTTATACTCATTACATTTTAAAGTTTTCAATACTTTACCAGTTTGATTATTACGAACTCTCCCAAAATTTGATATTTCGTAATGTTCAATTAATTTTTTCCACTCTTCCATAATTATTTTGATTTATATTTTTCATATGCTAAATATACATTCTTTGGGCTTGCCATTTAAGTTTAAGAGTTAAAAATGCTTATGAATAGGTATCAAAATATCCATCTACTTGGTCGTGTTCATCAATACTTGATAGCCCATATTTATCTGCCATGGTTTTGAAAATTAATCTTTCAGCAGCTTCTTATATTTCTTTTAATTCATCCAACCTTTCAGTTTTCCACTTTCTTCCTGCACCTTTCATCTTATTTCTTTTTAATTATTAAACATCCATTTTCATCTAATAGATTTCTTGTCATAAAAACAGGTCTACCATTTTTATCATTACCAAAACCATATTCAATTGTTTCAATCTCAACATCCCATTCAGTTTGTTGTAGTGATTCTTTAAAAACAGCAAAAGTCGGTTCATTTTGTACATGAAAAAACGCTAATTGTAACTCATCCTCACTAAACTTCTTATCGCCAAGAATTTCAAGTGCTTTTTGGAATCCCGCTTTAAAAGAGCTTCTACTATCAAAATTCCTAGTTATTTGTATTAAGCTAGTATTTTTATTTTCAGGATAAATTTCATTAACCAAATCATCCAAATCATAACCATTTTTTATTTCGTCACAATTTTTCCTGGATAACCTTTCTGCACCTAATTCTTTGATGAATGATTCATCTGTAGTTGCAATTGCAAGTTCTTCACCATCTTTCATTAGATAGTATTCATTGTTTTCTAATTGTAGTTTCATAATTATTTAAATTTATATTTTTCATATGCGTGGTATGCCAACAATTCACAATTAAATAATCCTAAATGATAGTTCTTTTTATTAATGCTTATTTTTGCAGTCCATTTATTTGCTTTTTTATCCCAACTTACTCCTTTATATTGACTTGAATATTTGCCTTGAGTTTTATACGCATTAAATCTAGTTGTTACAATTTGTAAGTTTTCAACTCTGTTATCTAATTTGTCATCGTTTATATGATCGATTACTAACTTCATTCCGTTTGGGATATGATTTAAAAATGCTTCAGCAACTAATTGATGTACTGTTCTAGTTATTCCAATGCTGTTTTTCCATCATAATTTGTTTAAATGCAAAAAGCCATCTTCAAAAGGTGCCTGAGAAAACCTTTATCGGATAGCTTTTTAATAAATTCTTTTATGAAGTTCTCAGGCTTCGGTGTACAAATATAAATCAAATATTCTTTACTTGGTTTACTTATTTGAAAAAATATCGTTATTTATATTGATTATAAATAAAAAGTAGAAAAGGTATAAAATTTTTTGAAAATGTAGAAAGTTGTACGTTTTGTAACTTGTTGATAATTACCAAACTAGAGAAAGTTGTAAAACTTTGAAAATCATAAAACGTTGATAATCACCGAAAGTAATGAAAGTTTTGCAAAAATTCACTTTTTATTTTTTTTTATTGTTTTAACGCAATATAGGCAAAATACTTTCTACATTTCATTACTTTCGGTGATTATCAATAACTTAACCTGTTTTCAAGTTTTTCAAGTTTCATTTAAATCTTTGATAATCAATATTGATTTTAGAACGCGAAGTTTTACAAGTTTCTACATAAAAAAACTCCTACCATTTACGATAGGAGTTTACACGTTTTATTTTTATGTGAAGATTTTCCGATTTTCTTTACACGTTTTTTAGATATAGTTCAACAAATTTTTCGATTGTTAATCCAATGTAATTTTCGCCGTTGTCCCTAAAGAACTTGAAGAAGTCAATTAGTAAATCCTTTTCTGTCATCATATATTTTATATTCATAATCTAACCATATATCAAAACTACTTTTAAAATTACAGTAAGGACATTCAATTGTATCTCCTTCCATTATATTACGTTCGTATTCGTGTGGTCTATCTGCGCATGATTTACATCCACATGACAATTCTTTATTGCAATTTGGACACGTCATCGTTTAAAAAAATTAAATATTATTTGCGTTTTTGTTGCTTGAGTAAATGTAAATTTACCTTCTATTCGATGCGTAAATCCTTTGTCGTTTAAGTTACGTTTAAGACTGCAAAATCTGCATTCGATAGTCTTACCCTTATTTGATTTTAATTGATATTTAGAATAGTCTCTATGGTACATTATAAGTGGTAATCGTTTACCACACGTGAAACAATATTTTTTCATAGTCTTAATACTCTTTAAATATACTTCCAAATTCATTTTTAGATTGTTTCGCGGCATTTAATCCTCTTTCATACGCTTCTAGTAATTTTTCTAATTCCATTTCTTTGGCTTGTTCAGCTATTTTTTCAGCTTTATCAGTCCACATAATATTAGGCTCTAAATGCTCTAATAACCACTCTACTGCTGTCATAATTTATTATTTTCTAAAATTTCTAACATATCTTTAATCATTGCGACAACTAAGTCTCCATTCATAAAGTTTTCACCATATCCTTTTTTAATCATTTGTTGGATTATTTCGTCTAATTCTTTTTTTTTAATTTCTTCTAAAATAATTTTTTCTAACTCTGGAGTCCAAATACCTTGACTTCCTAATCCAAACCTTAAACCATCAATTATTATTTTTTTTTTCATATTCTACAAAATTTTACAGCATTATTATAAATCTGACGTTCGCTTTCACTTAGTTGTTCATAGGTACAACTAAACCCATTTATCATTTCTTGTTCTGTTGCGTACGCTTCATTCTTGCAACCGATTACGGCACGATTAGAACGCTTTGCTAGTTCCTTTTCTAGGCGTATTTTAGCTTGTATCTCGCATTTAAATACTTTCGTCGCACGTTTGTTTAACTCGTTTAAAATAGTCACGTTAAAAGGCTGTTTATGTAGTCTATTTGTAAGCGTTTCTGTGCTTAACTTTCTTGCGTAATCTGGAGCCATTTTATTTTAGTTTTTAGTTTAATTGGATATAAATTTCTATGTATGTGATAAGCAAATAAATGTTCTATATCTTGGTCAATTTCTAGTTTTTTATTTCTCCAAACGTTTTGTCTATTTAGATTTACTATTTCACATATTTCAGGAATAGATTTACCTTGCATTGTTAGTACCTTAATCGCTACCCGTTTCATTTGTACCCATTCGTAAAGGTTGGGTATTTCTTTATTAAAATAATGTTTCATATTAATAATTTAAAATCAAAATCTTGTAATTCGTTATCTATTAAAATTGAATATCCTTTATATTTACATTCTTCATTAAAGCATGATAAAACAACTTCAGGCATAAAATCAAAAAATAATAAAATAAGCATGTTCCTATTCATAATTAAATAATCAAAATCACCTCGCAAATAACACCTATGTAATTTTTCATCTATTAATTTTTGAGCTTTATATTTTATATCAAAATTTTCCATAGATACTAAAACAAGTTCCGATTCCAATCACTATAATTACCAAAATTACTCTCGCTAAACACATACTTAAAGGCTTGTATAATATTGTATACGATCCTGTGGAAAAACTTTCTTTTTTGCATCTTTTAATCTTTTTTTAATTTTACGTTCTTCTTCAATGTGGCTAATTACCCAGTAAATTGCACCACCTAATACTAATTCAATCATTTTGATATGTTTTAAAATGTGCGTTAACTAAGTCGCACCCCTTATTTTTTTAATTTAATCCTGTTTCAATTTTTAATAATTCTAATTTTATTTGTAAATTTTTATAGTTAGCTATAGCCTTATCAAAAGTTTCAAAGTTTTTACCATATGTTCTTCTATAATTACATATTTTATTTACATTAATGTAGTTACTATTTCCTTTAACAACAATTACTTCGTATTTAGTGTTTGAAATTGTAAACTCGTAACCTGTGTAACTTGTTTTTTTGTCTTCTGATAAAATCGTTTTCATATTTTCCTTATTTGTTTTAACAAAGATATACTATTTGTTTTAATAAACAGTACTTTTTAATACATTTTATTTAAAAAAATAGCACGATATTTCTAAAGTGCTAGTTTTCAATAGTTATTTAATTACTAAAACTTGCTTTCTATTTTTGTTTTTATTGTAGGAAATATGAATCCACGAAAAATTATGTTCATTTATCACTTGATCAAAGTCTAAATTATCTTTTATAAAATCAAATAGTTTTTTGTTTTCAGCTATACTCCCAGCGTCAATATCGATGGCTTTACCTAATCTATGTTGGGAAGTTTTAACTCCGCCTACAGCCTTATTTAACGCTTCATTTCTAAAAAATGAATTAATCCTAATAGGCTTTGCATACCACTCTCGCAAAGGTTCAAAAACTAATTCAGCAACCAAACGCATATTTTCCAATTCAATAGGATTAGGAATGTTTTGTATTCCTCTATTCGCAGCCGTTGGTGACTGCGTAGCTTCTATGTATGTAATGTGTTTACTTATTTTCTCCATTACTCAACAGCTAAATGAGAGATTGACTTAACTGTTGCTCCGATTGTAAGTAATACACCTCCTACCATTGGAAGTGGAGTCACTAATACACCTCCTACGATTGTAAGTGCTACACCTACTTTACCAACTTTTACCCAAAACTTAGGACGCGGTGCTTTAATTCTGTCTAATAATTTCATATTATTGATTTAAAATGTTACCTATTTCGTTTGTTTGTTGTTTAAATTCATGATAATTAAAATCTTCATGGATACTATCTTTAACAAAATCTAACCCTATGTAAGCCGTAAATTGACCATTTTTAAAAACTGGACAAGCGACAAC